CAGTAATAAGGGCAGCTGTAACAAGTATAACTTCTTTATCTGATGAAAGAGATAAAAAAGATATAGAAGATTTAGACACGGGATTAAATTTCGTGAATGCATTAAAACCTCGTAAATTTGTATGGGACAACAGAAGTGAAACAATAACAGAGCAGCAGATTGATGAAAATGGTGACATTACTGATATAGAAAAAGAATTAATAAATTCTAATAAAGGTAAAAAAGACTTTGGATTTATAGCTCAAGAAGTTAAATCATTAGATAATGACACTTTAAGATTAATATACGACGAAAATCCTGACAAACTAGAAATGAGCTATGGTAAACTAGTGCCAATACTAGTAAAAGCAATACAAGAATTATCAGCTGAATTAGATTTGTTAAAGTAAATAATAATACATAAATTTGAAAAACATTAATATTAAAATTAAATAAAATGAGTGAACAAGTAAAAAAAGTAAGTGAAGAACATTTAAGTAAACTTCAAGAATTAAACCAACAATTCACCACCATGCATCAACAAGTTGCTGAGCTAGAGGTAAGAAAATTCCAGGTAGTTGCTGGTATTGAAACTTTAAGAGCTGAGTTTAAAACTTTTGAAGGCGAGTTAATTAAAGAATACGGAGACAACGTAGTTATTAATTTACAAACTGGTGAAATAAAAGACAAACCAGAAGATGGCGAAAATAAGTAATATAACAGCATACCCTACAATTAGTAATTTAGAAGGAAGCGATTATTTAATTATAACAGATGCGAATAATTCCTTAGCAACTAAAACTGTAACTCTTTCACAAGTTCAAAGTTTTTTAGGTTTAGCTTCGGATTCTCCTGTAATAGCAAATGTTTCTGTAAGTAGCGCAACCTTATTAACATTAGCTACTACGCCAGCAACTTTAGTTGCAGCACCAGGAGCAGGAAAAGTTCTTGATATAATAAGCATAATGTGTTATATGGACGCAGGGGCAACTCCTTATGATTTCACACCTAGTTTGCCAGTTAAAATAGGTTCTGAAACGATAGGATCGGTTTCAAATGGCGGAACAGCTATGAATACAGCTGTGGACGCAGTTTTTAAACCTGAGACTCCTAACTCCTCTACAGAAATTATAGCGCAAAACACTGCGTTAACTTTACACGCTGGTGGAAGTAATCCTACACAGGGCACAGGAGTTTTATATGTAAATGTATACTACAGGGTGTTAACTGTCGGTTCAAGCTTCTAATCAAAATGGATATTAGGAAGATTTCAATAGGCTCGGACTATAAGTCTAGTGCTATGCACTATCTTGTAGGTCAATCAATTTTAGGCGGCTCATATACTATTCATTTAATTCAATACGAAAGCAGCAGTGATTCAATAAAAATATGGATAGAAAGGCAAAATGAAATATTACTATGGAAAGAGTTTAATTCTAACATGCCTATATCTATAGAATATAATATTAATTTTTAATGAAATCCCCACACTATTTTATCGTAAAACCTTTGAAGGGTAGAAGGTATGATAATATAAAAAAAATAGGTGGAATAGATTTTTATACTAGCGTATCACAGGAAGATCACACGGCTACAAACCGATTTGCAGAAGTTGTAAGCACCCCTTTAAATTACAAAGGTGATATAGACAAGGGGGATATTCTGTTAGTTCATCATAATGTATTTAAGATATATTATGACATGAAGGGTAGGGAAAAAAGTGGTAGAAGTTTTTTCAAAGAGGATTTGTTTTTTATAGACTATGATCAGTTTTATATGTATTGCAAAAATAATAAATGGAAAACTCATTCAAAGTATTGTTTCATAAAACCTGTTTCAGTTCGTGAATCCATAATCATGAAGCCAGTTGAAGAAGAGCCATTAGTGGGTATTGTTAAATACACTAATCCTATATTGACAAAACTAGGCGTAAAAGAAAATGATGAAGTGGTGTTTGAGCCAGAATGCGAATATCCATTTTACATAAATGGAGAGAAACTCTACAGGATGTTTTGGAATAATATAACTATGGTATTATGAAGTCATCAGAAGATTTAAAGTTAGATATAATTAGCGCAGGAAGAGAGGCTGTAGCTCAGCTTATTAAAGTTGCTAAAGAAGATATAATTAAGTACGATAAAGATGATGAGTTGGCGGCAGATAGATTAAAAAATGCAGCGGCTACAAAAAAGCTAGCTATATTCGATGCGTTTGAAATATTAACTAGAATTGAATTAGAAAAAGATTTGTTGAACGGAGTAGAAAAAGAAGAGGAAAAATCAAGACAGGGGTTTGCAGAAAGAAGGTCAAAATAAATTATACAAAGTAGTTGATAATCATATATCTAAGCAGTCTATGCTTAAGATGAATCAAAATAAATCTTGGCAATATGGATACAATCCCAAGCACGATTTAGTTGTGATTAGTAAAGACGGAACTATAGGTGAAATTTATAATATAAATGGTTTACTAATAGGATTGCCTAAAGCACCTAAAAACATATATAAAAATTCAAAAAAATCAGTCGATCAATATTGGCTTGCCTTTGAATACCCCAAATCATTATCACGAATCAATTCAATATTTCAATGGCATGAAATGAGTAGTGAATTTAAAAATGAATGGGTAAACTATATAGAGTCTGAGTTTGATAGAAGAGAGGAAGGGTTTTGGTTTTACAACAAGGGCGTGCCTACATATATAACAGGTACACACTACATGTATTTACAGTGGACTAAAATAGATATAGGAAAGCCAGAGTTTAGAGAGGCTAATAGAATATTTTATATATTTTGGGAAGCTTGTAAAGCGGACAAAAGAAGCTTTGGAATGTGTTATCTTAAAATTAGACGTTCAGGTTTTTCGTTTATGGGGTCTTGTGAAGCTGTTAATACAGCTACAATTAGCAAGGATGCAAGAGTAGGTATACTATCTAAAACAGGATCCGATGCAAAAAAAATGTTTACTGACAAAGTAGTACCTATATCTAATAACTATCCTTTCTTTTTTAAACCTATACAAGATGGTATGGATAGACCCAAGACAGAATTGGCTTACAGGGTGCCAGCTTCTAAGATAACAAAAAAGAATATGTTTGAAACAGAAGATGAAGAACTGGAGGGATTAGATACAACCATCGACTGGAAAAATACTGCAGATAATAGTTATGATGGTGAGAAACTAAAACTACTAATTCATGATGAATCAGGTAAATGGCTTAAGCCAGACAATATTATAAATAACTGGAATGTTACTAAAACCTGTTTAAGATTAGGTAGTAAAGTTATAGGAAAATGTATGATGGGTTCTACTTCAAATGCATTGGATAAGGGAGGTGAAAATTTTAAAAAATTATTCTACAATTCTGATGTAACTAAAAGAAATCAAAACGGTCAAACCAAAAGTGGATTATATAATTTGTTTATACCTATGGAATGGAACTTTGAAGGCTACATAGATAAGTATGGTATGCCGGTATTTAACACACCTGATACAGGGATAGAGGGTTCGGATGGTGAATTAATATATCAAGGCGCATTAAATTATTGGGAAAATGAAGTGGAGTCATTGAAGAAGGATCCAGACGTATTAAATGAATTTTACAGGCAGTTTCCAAGAACAGATTCTCATGCCTTTAGAGATGAGAGTAAACAATCTTTGTTTAACCTAACTAAAATTTATCAGCAAATTGATTACAATGATTCTTTAATTAAAGAGCATTATTTAACAAGAGGTAGATTTAGTTGGAAAGATGGAATAAAAGATACTAAGGTGGTTTGGTCACCTGACAACAGGGGTAGATTTTTAGTATCATGGATACCAGAAAAAAACTTACAAAACTGTAGGGTAAATCAAAATGGAAAGTATCTTCCAGGTAACGAACACTTAGGTAGTTTTGGTTGTGATTCCTATGACATATCCGGAACAGTTGGCGGTGGAGGATCAAACGGCGCTTTACATGGATTAACTAAATTTAACATGGATAACGCTCCTAGTAATGAATTCTTTTTAGAATACGTAGCTAGGCCTCAAACAGCAGAATTGTTTTTTGAAGATGTTTTAATGGCTTGTGTTTTTTATGGAATGCCTATATTAGTAGAAAATAATAAACCGAGATTGCTGTACCATTTTAAAAATAGGGGGTATAGAAAATACTGCATGAATCGACCAGATAAAATATTTAATAAACTTTCTAAATCTGAAAAAGAAATAGGAGGAATACCTAATTCTTCTGAAGAAGTAAAACAAGCTCACGCAAGTGCGATTGAAAGTTATATAGAGAAACATGTAGGAATGGATATGGATGGTATGTTTAGGGAAAAATTAGATATGGGCTCTATGTATTTTAACCGAACTTTAGAGGATTGGGCAAGGTTCAATATTAATAACCGAACTAAGTTTGATGCGACTATTAGTTCTGGGTTGGCTATTATGGCTAATCAAAAGCACTTATATACACCACAAAAAAAAGAGTCAAAAATAAAGATTAACTTTGCAAGGTATAATAA